TTCGTTTGTCAGCAACCCATTGATGTTAATACGTCACCAGGTTATCCTAGCAACACTCCTTCTGTTAAGCTAGAGAAGAAGCATAAGGGTGATTTTATCGATCCAGAAACTCATGTTCCTACAATGAAGTTGATGGTGAAAGTGAATTCACTTATTGTTTCCCTTTTGGGAGGTGTTCCTATTGGAAAGCTCGTGAAGTTTTCAGAATTTTCAAAGGATGAACGACGAACCTTTTTGAATCTTTTTTTAAAGATTATGAAAGGAACTCGTGGTATTACCGTTAGTCCTGTTGAATTCCTTGTGCTTTATAGAATGCTCTTTGGTGATTATATTGAGAATCAGACCCGTGGACACAATCAAACCAGTTCAGCTGTTGGTATAAATGTTCATTCTGATGAATGGACAATGCTTGCACACCAACTGAATATAGAAGGAGAGGATGACCCAATTGTCCTCGATATAGACGTCAAAGCATGGGATTCACATGTTATGTCTTGTGATTCTGAAGCTGATTCTGAAGTTCAACTTCATTGGTATGAGTTGCGTGAAAAACGATGTGACATGCCTACTGGTTTACCAGATGGTATGAAGCAAAGCTTGTCCTATGAAGAGAGAATGTTCCTAAGAGATGCTATGTTGCTAGTTCTTCGAACTCCTAGAGTTCACATTATGAAAAACGTTGCTTACACGGTTTACCATAGTATGATCACTGGTTTTCCAGATACAGCAGGGACTAACACCAGAATACAGTCAAGAAGATTAAAGTCTTGCTGCTGGTATTGGTTCCAATTGAAATTTGGAAAAGAGAGAACGCTGTTTGAAATGCTCTGTATGGTCTTCGTGAAGGCATATGGTGATGATGGTTTAGTTCATTTGGTTGCATCAATGCGATTTATGAACCTAGGCCACTTTGCCATTTACTTCAAGGAATTCTTGAACACAGAGATCACTGACAGTCAGAAGCGCCCAATTGAGATAACATCTGTGAATGGTGCGGATGTGGAGTGTAGTGCTCCACAGACCAGACTATCACAGGTGCAGTTTCTCAAGCGCAATTTTGTGAAGCTAGGAAAGGAAAAGACTTATCGTGCTCCCCTTGTTAAACACACACTGAAGGAGATGGTTAATTGGTGTCGTGACTCTGAGCCTATTAAGGTTGCGACTATGAAAGTGTGTATATCAGCTGCTATAGAGTGGTGGCATCATGGAAAGAAGGAGTGGATAACCAATGTAAGTGAAGTTAATTTAGCTTTACTGAATGCTGGTTGTCAACAAATTCCTTTTACCTATGATGATATTACTGCTAAGTTCCGTGGTGGTCAAATTGATCCTCTTGGTATGATTTCAATTGGAAGGAGAAGTGAGATAATTTATGCTCCTGATCCTGTTCCATTAATCAATCAAGTTGATCAATTTAAACCACTACAAACAGCTATTGTTGCTCAAGTCCATCGAGTCTCAAGGCTTCCTGCCCCTCTTGCTCGTTGGGATGTGTTAAAGTACATTGATTCCTTAGCATTTAAGGATTCAAGAGGTATTTTGCAAGTATATTGGTGTAAAACCAATAAACTTAAAATCACAGTCCCACAGAGAGAGATATGGAAGCGTGTTTACCGAAAATGTTTATTTCATTTCCAGGTACCTGGAAAGCTTGTGAGAGACCAAGATATTGCGTATATGCACCGTCTTTGGGCAATCTTCTTCCCTGAATTGACTTGGAATGGCTTTGTGGATTATTTTACCACAGAGGCCAGTAAGCAACCTAATGTTATTAAGTTGCATAGTCAAGAAATGGGAGCTCAAAGATTGCAAACAGCATGTTCTGAAATTAAGCATGTTATGGTTGCTCAAGCTTCTAAGGAGTCAATAGACAAGACTCAAAAAGGCTTAATTAGTGGTGTTACCGAGACCTTGTCAGAAATGACTGCTATTGGTTCCCGCCTTCCAATAGTTGGTAATGAAATGCGGCTAGCTAGTACCATATTCAAAAAGGTTACAAACCTTGCTGAATCCGTCGGCTTGTCACATCCACAAAACCTTGCACCACAAGGTCCTCAAATCCTGCAAAATCCAGAAATGGCCAATGCTCGAGGTTTGTTGAATGCTCCCACACTTGGATTGGATCCTATCAATCGATTGGTTGCTAGATCTCGAATGCCACAAGGTATTGATTATAATTTGTTGGATAACTATAAACAGCGTCCAGGAATTATTAAATTGGGAGAGTTTTCTGCAGCAGATACTATTAATTCTGTAATTGAGAACATCCTTGTACGTCCTGGATTAGCGGTTAAAGTTTCGAACATTGACCCTTTGAAATCATACTTTGTGCCAACCCCTGGTGGCCAATTAATGTCCCTTTTTAGAGCTTGGAGAGGTGGCTTTAAATTTTGCATTATGTTTACTTGTCCTAAGCAAATTACTGCAAGAATTAGAGTTCACTTCTTCCCATTGTTTCCATTTGCATTCCCAACTAGCATCACTGAAGCCCAAGTAGGTGATTGTTA